AGGGAGGATGAATCTAAGAAGGCCAAGGGAAGGCCGAAGGGTATGAGGACTGCCGTTAAGAAATTGGAAGAGCGGCTTCTATCGGCTAATAGGATAGAGCACGTTATTGATGCCATTGTTAGAGCTGCCGAAGACCCAGAGCATAAGAACCAGGCTGCTGCTTGGAAGCTAATAATGGATAGGATGGCTCCCCTAAGTCATTATGATAAGGCAAAGGGTGGTGAAAAGCCAGTAATCCAGATTAATGTTAGTTCTATAAATACGAGCCCGGAGGGTTCGTTAGACCGCATAGAATCTGACGTTCAGGAAATTGAAGGTGAGATTATTGAGAATGAATAAGATAGAGGACTATGCCTAGTTATAGTTATAGTTATAGTTAGAGTTGTAGTTTCAGTTATACCTCTACCTAGAGTTATAGCTATAGCTACTTTGTCATACAACGCAAGAGATAACTTGTGAATAAGATTGCCGAACAATTAGCTAGACATGAGGGGATAAAGAAATTTGCCTACCAATGCCCTGCTGGTAAGTGGACTATTGGGGTTGGACGTAATATTGATGAGGATGGTGGGATAGGATTATCTGAGGATGAGATATTCTACTTACTAAGTAATGATATTAGGCGTGTAGACGAAGAATTAAGCAACGCTTTCAGGTTTTATGAGGATTTAGACGAAGTGAGGAAGGACGCTATGATTAATATGGCGTTTAACCTTGGTTTACCCCGTCTCAGGGGGTTTAGAATGGCTCTTAAGCTAATGGAGGTATCTGAGTACCCCGAAGCCGCAATCGAGTTCCTAGACTCACTATGGGCCTCCCAAGTGGGTCAGAGAGCGTTAGATATAGCACACATGATTCAATATGGAGAATATCCCGATGCCGAGAGTTAAAGGAAAGAAATACCCCTATACAAAGGCTGGTAAAGCTGCTGCCAAAAAAGCTAAGAAAAAGGCTAGAAAATGAGGCCGGAAACATTCTATACGATAGGAACCAACCCTACAGCGGGTACTTCCAACACCATAATGACCGTCCCCAGTGGTTATGAGGCGCGTATTACTAATTTCTTTGTAACCAATAATACGGGTTCTACTAAAAGCTTTAGCGCGGCTTGGGTGAATGGTGGAAATACTTATTCATTTGCCTCAGCTAAATCCTTGAATAGTAAAGACTTTATTGAATACGGTGGTGAGTTTGGTCAATTCCTAATTATGGATGAGGGGGATACTTTAACGGTAACCCCTGAAGCTGGCTCTACTTTCGTGGTGATTACCTCTTTCATCCTCCTCAAGCATGACGGAACCAAGTTCGACTTAACGGTATGAACTTAGACATTAGCCTACTAAACTGGCAGGAAGAGGTTTGGAACGACCCTACCCGCTTTAAGGTAGTTGCAGCAGGCCGTAGGACAGGTAAATCCCGTCTTGCGGCTTATTTGCTTTTAGTTAACGCCCTCCAAGCGACTAAAGGCCACGTATTCTATGTAGCTCCTACACAAGGTCAGGCTAGGGATATCATGTGGAACCTCCTTTTGGAAATAGGAGGGGATATGATTGAAGGCTCCCACGTTAACAATTTACAAATTAAGTTGGTTAACGGGATTACCATTTCCCTAAAGGGAGCTGATAGACCAGAGACTATGCGGGGTGTAAGTCTTGCTTATTTAGTTTTAGACGAATACGCCGACATGAAGCCTGACGTTTGGGAGTTGATTTTGCGACCAGCTCTGTCAGACTTGAAGGCAAGTGCTTTGTTCATTGGGACACCAATGGGTAGAAACCATTTTTATGACCTCTACAAACAAGCCGAGTTAGGTGGCGACCCCAACTTCAAAGCATGGCATTACACCAGTTACAATAATAACCTTCTGGATAAAGCCGAAATTGACGCAGCAAAGGAGTCTATGTCCTCTTATGCCTTCAGGCAGGAGTTTATGGCATCCTTTGAGGCTAGGGGTTCCGAAATGTTTAGGGAATCCTGGGTTAAATTCTCCGAAGAAGAGCCTGATGGCGATTACTACATAGCCATTGACTTAGCTGGCTTTGAAGAAGTCGGAAAAAAGAACAAAACAAAAAATCTTGACAACACCGCTATTGCTATAGTAAAGGTAGGTAGCCAAGGGTGGTGGGTTAAAGATATAATTACGGGTAGGTGGTCTTTAGACCAGACTGCCCAGAAGATATTTCAGGCCGTTAGGGACTATCAGCCTATCTCTGTGGGAATAGAGAAGGGTATTGCGCGTCAAGCTGTAATGTCTCCCTTAACTGACCTAATGAAGAAGTATTCTCGTTTCTTTAGGGTTGAGGAATTAACCCACGGAAACAAGAAGAAAACCGATAGGGTTATGTGGGCGTTACAAGGAAGATTCGAGAACGGTCTTATTAACCTTAACAAAGGGGAATGGAACATTCAATTCATGGATGAGCTATTCCAATTTCCCGATGTTCTGACACATGACGATATGGTGGACGCTTTAGCCTACATAGACCAGTTGGCTAATGTGTCCTATTCGTATGATTTTGAAGAAGAACATTTTGAAGCCGTAGATATGGTAGCTGGTTATTAATATGCTTGATAAAGAAGAGTTTACGATTCTGCAAAGTGTTGAAGGTTGGGTCATGGAGAAGTGCAACTCCTGGCGCGACCACTTTGATAATAATTATCAAGACAAGTTTGAGGAATATAACCGCCTGTGGAGGGGTCAATTCTCCGCAGAGGATAGGACTCGTGACTCTGAAAGAAGCCAAATAGTATCCCCCGCTCTCCAACAGGCTGTAGAGTCTGCTGTGGCTGAGATTGAGGAAGCCACCTTCGGGCGTGGAAGGTTCTTTGACATTAAGGATGATTTAAGGGATGGTGAGCCTCAAGACGTTGTTTATCTTAGAGAGCAATTAAATAAAGACTTCAAACAAAACAAAGCAAGAAAGGGCGTTGCAGAGTGTCTGATAAACGCCGCCGTTTATGGAACTGGCATCGCAGAAATAGTGCTGGAAGAAGAAAAAGAAATGAAGCCAGCCTCCCAACCTATAATGGAAGGGCAGATGCAAGCGGTAGGGGTAAACATAGCAGACAGAACCGTATGTAAATTAAGACCAGTATTGCCACAGAATTTTCTTATAGACCCCGTAGCTACCTCAATTGAAGAGGCTATAGGTGTCGCCATTGATGAGTACGTCCCCTACCATCAAGTTGAATTACTCCAAGAGAGTGGTGTCTACAAGGACGTAGACATTACCTACGCCCCTCAAGATACCGACCTAGACCCCGACCCTGAACTTACTGACCAGCCCGATGAGAAGGTTCGTCTTACTAAATACTACGGCTTAGTGCCTAAGTATTTGGTTGAAGAAGAGGAAGGCTTTGAAACCGAGGAAGAGGATGGTCATTACGTTGAGTGTATTGTCGTTGTGGCTAACGGTGGCATTCTACTCAAAGTAGAAAGAAACCCCTACATGATGGGCGATAGACCCGTTATAGCTTTCCCGTGGGATATAGTCCCTGGAAGGTTTTGGGGTAGAGGCATCTGCGAGAAGGGATATAACTCTCAAAAGGCTCTGGATGCCGAATTAAGAGCTAGGATTGATGCTCTAGCGTTAACCGTACACCCAATGATGGCTATGGACGCTACCCGCCTACCAAGGGGAGCAAGGCCAGAAGTCCGACCCGGTAAAATCCTGCTTACTAATGGCGACCCAAGAGAAGTCCTACAGCCTTTCAACTTTGGTCAGGTTTCTCAAATTACCTTTGCTCAAGCTAATGAACTACAGAAGATGGTTCAAACCGCTACTGGAGCAATAGATTCCGCTGGTATACCCGGCTCTATTAACGGTGAAGCTACTGCTGCTGGTATCTCTATGTCCCTTGGTGCGATTATCAAGAGGCATAAGAGAACTCTTATTAACTTCCAAGAGTCCTTTCTGATACCGTTCGTAACAAAGGTAGCACACAGGTATATGCAGTTTGAGCCTGAGATATATCCTGTTAACGATTATAAGTTTGAAGTCATATCTTCTCTGGGAATTATCGCTAGGGAATATGAGGTTACTCAATTAGTACAACTGCTTCAGACTATGGGTTCTGACTCACCTCTGTACCCGGTATTAATTCAGTCAATCATAGATAACATGAACATCTCCAACAGGGAGCAACTGATTCAGGTTATCCAGCAAGCCTCTCAGCCTAACCCTGAACAACAACAGGCTGCTCAGATTGCTCAACAAGTACAACTTGAGTTCCAGCAGTCTCAGACTAACGCGCTTAATGGACAAGCTGCGGAGTCTCAGGCTAGAGCTAGTAAGATTACTCAGGAGACTAAGGCAATTCCTGTTGAGCTTGAGAACGATAGGATTAAGGCTATCTCCACCAACCTGAAGGCTGGTACTGAGGATGATAAAGAGTTCGAAAGGCGAATGAAGGTAACTGATAAACTATTGGAGGAAAGGCGTTTAAACTTGGATACAGCCAAGGCGCTATCACAATAAGGAATGGATAAAGAAACAGAGAAACATTACCAGAGTCTTAAGGATATGTTCCGAACAGATGGCTGGAAAGTATTAATGGAAGAGCTTAAAAACAATGCTCTTCAAATAAATTCTGTAGAAGCTACAAAGGATAACGAGGAATTAAACTTCCGTAAGGGACAACTTAATATCCTTGCTTTTGTGCTTAATATGGAGTCTACCGTTGAACATTACATGAACGAGGGAAGCAATGATTCTGTTTGAGTTTCAGTGCAAGCATGGTCACTTAAGTGAAAAGCTTGTTGAAAGCGAAACCAAAGAGATTGATTGTCCTCAGTGTGATGAGGTAGCAACAAAGGTCATCTCCGCTGTCAGGTGTAGTCTCGACCCCACTTCTGGACATTTTCCAGGTGCAACAGATAAGTGGGTTCGTGCCAGAGAGCAGAAGATGAAATTAGAACGTGAGGCAGCCGAACAATAGTCCCGAGGGGTAGCTAGAGTCGGTCTTAACGGAGTTTAATAATGGCAAAACTAATTGACCCAGTAGAGGTAGATGAAAACGAACAGGTAGAAGATGTCCAAGAAGAAGCCGAAACGGTAGAGGCAACTGAAGGGGTAGCAGACGTTCCACCTGAATATCAAGGTAAGACAAAAGCTGAAGTTATCAAGATGCACCAAGAAGCTGAAAGCCGATTGGGAAGTCAGGGTAATGAAGTTGGTGAATTACGAAAGATAGTAGACGATTTCATTCTTAAACAGTCAGAAACAAAAGCACCTGAACCTGCTGAAGAG